TTGGTAAAAAAACATTTGCTAATATTTTAGAAGAAATATACGAAAACCAAAAGAAAAAAGATAAACAAGTCACTGCACTTATTGGTGAACTTAAACCTATGATCGAAGAAATAGGTGACGCTACTCTTATAGTCCCCCTAATTAAGGAATATATGGAAATTGGCGTTAAAAATGATGATTTACTCATTAAAATGGCGGCACTAGCTCAACGCGCGATGAGTAATCAAGGTGGAGAATCTTTGGGTATATCCGAAGAAGAAAAACAACAGTTACTTAATGAAATAAATAAATTTAAATCTGAGTAATGAGTGTAGGAGCCAAATATGGGTTTTCTAGAAAAGGACAAAGTAGAGGTTTAAATAATCTCTTTAATTCTTTAAAATCAAAAACATTTGATGCTCGGGTTGTTGATATTATTTTAGATAATTCTCACCCTAGATTTGCAGAAGCAGGAGAATGGAATGGTTTAGGTAGTATAGTTTTTAATAATGTAGATGATTCTATACAAAATGAGTTAAATTATCCATTAGCTAAACCCTTATTTCCTAATATAAAAATATACCCATTAAAAAATGAACTAGTTTATTGTATTAGATTAGCTAATTCAGATGTAAATGAAAATTCAGGGGATGCTGAAATTTATTATTTTCCTCCTATTTCAATATGGAATCATCCCCACCATAATGCTATCCCTAATATTTTAAATAATGAAGATTTATCTGAAAATTCAAAACGGGATTATCCTTTAGTGGGTGCTGGAAATGTAAGAAGAGTTAGCGATAATGATACTGATATAGATTTAGGAAAAACATTTAAAGAACGTTCTAATATTCATCCTCTTTTACCTTTTGAAGGAGATATTATACTAGAAGGAAGATGGGGTAATAGTATTAGATTTAGTTCCACAGTAAAAGAACGTTTTAATACTTGGTCAGCATCTGGGAATGATGGAGATTCTATAATTATTTTAAGAAATGGGCAAGGAGATAAGCGTAAGGAAGGGTGGTTGCCTACAATAGAAGACATAAATAAAGATGATTCTTCTATTTATTTAACCTCAACCCAAAAAATTCCTATAAATGTTGCTAGCACTAATAATTATGTTAGTTACAATTCAATTCCTCCACAATCCCCTAAAGATTATTTAGGTAAACAAATAATACTAAACTCAGGTAGATTAGTATTTAATACTACTGAAGATCATCTATTATTAACCTCTAAAAAATCTATTAATTTAAATGCAGTTAATAGTATAAATGCAGAAACAACGGGTCCTATTGTTTTGTCTACTACTACTTGGGAAAATGAAGGTGGGGTTTATTTAGGTAGTAAAAATGAAACTGAACCTGTTTTATTAGGTGAACAAACAGTTGAACTACTAAATAAACTACTAACCCAATTATCTAATTTATCTTTTGCATTATCAGTAGATATAGTACCCCCAGGAGGCGGAAAATTAGTTTTAACTAGTCAAGCAGCTAGTCAACTAAACGACACTCTTTCTAAATTAAATCCTTATACTTTATTATCTAAACGTGTAAGAACAGCATAATGGAAATTAAAAAAATTAACATTCAACAAGCTGATATTCTTAGTCAGGCTAGTAAAGATAAAGCTTTACAGAATGATTTGAATATCAAATTAACTACAACAGATCCTAATGTTGTTTTTAATTCATTACCTAATGCTTTAAAACCTAAGGGAATTGAAAAACTTCCTAATATTATAAATAAACAAATATCCCAAATTAAAAATCTTATTATCCCTACTATAACAAATCTTATAATAAGTAAACTTAATGTTAGACCTATTGTATTAAACTTTGTTATAAAAAAAGATTTTTCTAAACCCGCAATAATTAAATTAGGAAGTGATTTAGGAGGTGAACTTACTTCTGTTGATCCTAAACTTATTGAGGATGTATTTACAGGAAAAATTAATCTTAAAACCATTTCTTTTGAACAAAGGAAATCAATATTGGCAACTTTAATTATCTTATTTCCCCCTTCTTGTCCCCCACAACCTGTTTTAAAAAATATTATTAATATAAGAAATAATTTATTAGGTTCGTTAGAAAAAATAGCTCAAATTTTACAAACTATAACAGTTGCTTTAACAATTGCTTCTATTGGTTTAAGAATATCTAAATCTATATTAAAAACTTTAAGAGGAATTAAATTAAGCATTTTAATAGTAGGAAAACAGTTATCATTATTTGTTCCTCCTTTAAGATTACCTGCTGGTTTGCAAAGTGCTTTGTCCGAAATTGATATAGTAGCAGAACAACAAAAATATACTCTAACAGGAACTCCAAAAATAGATAAATTAGAATCTGCTATAAATTCAGTTGCTCCTCCTATAGCTGTAATTAGTACTACTATTAATACAGCAATTTTATTATTAAGGATATTAGATATTTTCTTACTTAAATGTTTAATAGAAAATAATATAAAAGATGAACTAACTCCTATTTCAGAAGATTTACAAAATATAAATAACAGACAAGAAATAGCAGAAGAAACTTTAAATCAAACTTCATACCAAGGATTTATAATAGAAATTGAAGAAGTACCATTTAATCCTACTGTTATCCGTAGAAAAGCAGTTGGAATTAATCAAAGTGGAATTAAACTTATAGAAACTCCTTTATCTTTTACCACTAACCCTCAAACATTAATTGAAGAACTTAAACTTATTATTGACAGAGATAATTTAAAAGCTTACTAATTTAATATTTATAATCATGAAAACCCAAGACTTTAAAAAAATCATTAAAGAAGCTGTAAGAGAAGCAATTCAAGAAGAACTTAAAGATATTCTTCTCGAAGCAGTTCGTGCTCCTAAAGCAGCTGTAGTTACAGAACAAATTCAAACTCCTACTATTTCTTCTGCTCCTAAAATAGACAAACGCGCTATGATGCAAGCTATAATGGGAGATTTTACACCAGGGCAAGATACTTTATCTTTTAATTCTAATGATACCTCTATCATGGCTAATACTTTACAAGTAAGGCCTGGTATGGATACTATAGGTGAAGGTTCAGCTTTACCCTCAGGAAATGTAGGATTAGATATGATAATGGGGCTAATGAAAGGAGGTAAGTAATGGCATATGTAGTAAGTAGAAAATATCCTATTGATACTCAATTTTCTAAAGCAATAGGAGTTAAATTCCCATTTTCAGGGCAAGGAGATGCTGTATTTTCTTCTACTTATACTACTAAAGATGCTATAAAATCTAATATAATTAATTTTTTTCTTACTAATAAAGGAGAAAGAATAATGTATCCTGATTTTGGGGCTAATTTAAAAATTTTTCTTTTTGAACATATAGAAACTAACAAAATAGGTGAATTAAAAGAATATATTAGATCATTATTAATTAATAATTTTCCTCAAGTTGAAGTTGTAAACATTCAATTATTATCTAATACTGATTTAAATTTAGTTCAAATAAATATAGCTTATCAAATTATAGTTACAAGAGAAGAAGATAATATAAGTTTAAATATTAGTAGATAAAATGATTAAAAATAAGAATATAAATTATTTAAATAAAGATTTTAATTCTTTAAAAGAGCAACTTATAAATTATGCTCAAACTTATTTTCCTAATACTTATAATGACTTTAGCCCATCTTCCCCAGGAACTATGTTTATTGATATGGCTTCTTATGTTGGGGATGTTTTATCTTTTTATCTAGATAATCAAATCCAAGAAACTTTTTTACAATTTGCTAAAAAAGAATCTAATTTATATAATTTAGCATATATGATGGGGTATAAACCTAAAGTAGTAAGTCCATCTATAGCTAATTTAACTTTTTATCAACTTGTTCCTTCTATTAATAGCGGGTCAGTTGTTGTTCCTGATTTTTCATATACTCTTAAAGTAGACGGAGGAGCAATATTTCAGGCTAATTTAGCTAATACTGTTAATTTTATATTACAAGACGATGTAGATTTTTCATATTCTAGTTCATTAGACCCTACTAAAATAGAAGTTTTTAATGTAGTATCAAATCGTCCTCAATACTATTTATTATCTAAAACTAAACAAGTAACCTCAGCTATTATTAATACTACTAGTTTTCAAATAGGAGCACCACAATCTTTTTTAACTTTAGAAATTAATGGAGAAGATATTATTAAAATATTAGACATTGTAGATAGTCAAGGAAATACATGGTATGAAGTAGATTCTTTAGCTCAAGATACTATATATTCTACTATTAAAAATATTAATTCTAATGACCCTAATTTTTCATCAAATCAAAATGATACTCCTTATCTTCTTCAATTAGAAAAAGTATCTAGAAGATTTGTAACTCGTTTTAAAAATTCTACTACTTTACAAATCCAATTTGGGGCGGGTACTGTAGCAGATGTAGATGAAAGGATTATTCCTAATCCTAATAATATAGGAATAGGATTACCATATATCCAAAGTAGGTTAACTACTGCTTTCTCTCCTACTAATTTTATGCTTGATAGAAGTTACGGAATATCACCTTCTAATGTTACATTAACTGTAAGATACCTTACAGGAGGGGGTGTATTATCTAATGTCCAATCTAATACCATTAATATATTTGCTCAAGGTTCTTTAAGATTTAATAATTCTTCTTTAAACTCAACTGAGGCCCAATATATATTTAATTCATTTGCTGTTGATAATCTTGAAGCAGCCTCAGGTGGAGGAGATGGAGATAGTTTAGATGATATTAGGCTAAATTCTATAGCTCAATTTAATTCTCAACTTAGAACAGTAACACAAGATGATTATACTATAAGAGCTTTAAGTATGCCTCCTCAATACGGGCAAGTAGGAAAAGTTTTAGTTACTCCCCAAAAAGCAAGTGAAGTTAATATTATAAATAATACTAATTCTATAGATTTATATGTTTTAGGATATAATAATGAAAAAAAATTAACAATACCTTCTTTAGCTTTTAAAAATAATTTAAAAACATATTTATCACAATATCGAATGATAAATGATAGTATTAATATTAAAAACGGATTTATAATTAATATAGGTATTGATTTTGATATTATAGTTTTACCTAATGTTTATAATAGTAATGAGGTATTAGTAGCCTGTAATTTAGCTTTACAAGATTATTTTAATATAGATAAATGGCAATTTAATCAACCTATAATATTAGGAGATTTATATACATTGTTAAACCAAATCCAAGGAGTTCAAAATATTAAAAATATTAAAATAATTAATAAAGTAGGAGAAAGTTTAGGATATTCTAAATATGCTTATGATATTGATGGAGCCACTTTAAACAATATAATATATCCCTCTATTGATCCTTCAATTTTTGAAATTAAATCTCCAGATTTAGATATTAGAGGACGTGTAGTATCTTTTTAAAAAATTAAATTATGGCAGTATATAAAATATTTCCTACTCAAGATGCTACAATTTATACAGGTAATCCTAGTATGAATACAGGGTTAGATGAAATTTTAGAAGCAACTACTAATTTTATATCTAATAATCCTCCCTTAAAAACTAGTCTTCCCCAATCTTCTCGATTTTTGATTCAATTTGATTCTAATGATATTACTTACGTATCATCAAGTTTAATTAAAACCCAATCATGGGGGGTAAATTTAAAGTTATTTACAGCTAAAACTTTAGGAATCCAAACTGATACTAAATTAATAGTTAATGCTATTTCTCAATCATGGAATATGGGAACTGGAAAATATTTAGATTTACCCGAAGCTCAAAATGGAGTATCTTGGATTTGGAGGGATTATTCAGGAAGTTTAAAATGGAATACCGCTAGTTTTGGTGCAGGATCAACTGGATCTTTTACTTCTAGTTATAGCCATGGGGGAGGGGTATGGTGGACTGGAAGTCAGGTTAGTCAATCTTTTTCATATTATTCAAATTTAGATTTAAATTTTGATGTCAAATCTATTGTTCAACAGTGGACTGGAAGTGCTTGGCCTAATTATGGATTTATTGTTAGACAAGATCCTTCTCAAGAGTTTATTAATAACGAAAATAATCAAATAACCCTACAATATTTTTCTAGAGATACCCACACCATATACCCTCCATGTTTAGAATTTAAATGGAATGATTTTATATGGAATACAGGTTCCTCTACTCAAACCGTAATAACTAATC